GTGGCGTACATCATCGGCGAGGGGCTCATTGACGCGGCGGCGGCCAAGGGCGATCCGGTGCTCCTGGAAGAGGACGCCGGGCCGGCGGAGTATGACCCGGAAGTGGATGACGGGAAGTGATTCCTGTGGAGGGGCGCGAGCCCCTCTTTTTTTCGTGGGATTTTGACACCCGTTTTGACACCCGGTTGATGCCTCTATAGGGTGTCAAACGCCCCCAAACGCCCAAAAACGGCCTGGAGGTTCTGGACACAAGAAAGCCCGCCAGCCCTTATGGTTGGCGGGTTTACGGTGGTACGCCCGGCAGGATTCGAACCTGTGACCTTCAGAGTCGGAGGGGGTTGGTCTGAACGCTGCGAGGCGGCTTGTTAGGCCGATTTGTTGGGGGCCTTGGGGGATTTGACACCCGATTTGACACCCGGTTTCTTGCGGTTGGGGTGCAGGTGTGCTTCCAGGGCGGCGGCGCTGGTGGCGTTCCTGGCGGGGGTGTTGTGATCGTAGACCTTGAGGATCATTTTCTCGTCTGCGTGGCCGAGCCACTCCATGGCCTGACGGATCGGGATGCCAGCATCACAGAGCATGGTGCAGTAGGTGTGGCGGAGGTCATGGCAGCGGATGCGCACATCGTGCCCGGCGGCCTGGGAGAGGGCGAGCAGGTAAGAATCCCAGGCGCGGGTGAAGGCCATCTCTGACATCAGCTTGCCCGCGGCGCTGGGGGCCAGGAGGCCGTCCAACTTCTTGAGCACCGGGCGGAGATCGGAGACGATGGGCACGTCACGGATGCCCGCGGCGGTCTTGGGCGTGTCCAGGATGGGCTGATTTGATTCGAAGCGCACGGCCCGGGTGACGTGGATCACGCCCGCGGCCAGGTCAATGTCCCCCGCGGTCAAGGCCAGGGCCTCACCCCGGCGGAGGCCTGCGTACAGCATGACCATGGCTGCGGCCTGGAAGCGGTGCGGCGTGGTGCGGATCAGGCGGATCTCATCGCGGGTGAGGCAGCGGTGGGAGCCGGACTCGCCCCGCGGCGGCTGGGCGGATTTGGAGCGGAAGGGGTTCCGGCTGCAGTACTCATTCTCCTGGGCTGAGTCGAAGAGCCCACGGAAGAGCTGGGCGGCGCGCTTGATGGTGGAGGCGCTGAGGCCGTTGTACTGCTGCCAGACCCTGGCCGCGTCATCCGGGGTGATCTCTGAGAGCATCTTGCCGCCGCATACCGCGTTCAGCTTGTCCAGCTGAAGGGCGTAATCGTCGAAGCACTTGTCCGAGACCCCGGACTTGTACAGGTGGAGCCATTCGGCGGCATAATCCCGACACAGCTTGGGCTTTGTGGAGTCGAAGATCTGCAGCTTCAGCATGGCATCGTATTCGTTTGCCTTGCGTATGGCCTTGTTCTGGTTCCGGTCAATGAAGGTCTTGCCGTTAACCTTGCATTGCCACCTGCCGTCCTTGCGGAGGGTGGCGTGTCGTTTCTTGGCGGGCATGGGATCACCTCGTGCTACTGATACTCTCTGTAATCCGGGTCGTACATTTCGCCGCGCTCGATGTGGCCGAGCTCGTGGTCGTAGGAGCCGCGGTTGGCCTCGCGGGTGAGGCGGCTGTTGAGGATCACCACGGGATCGCCGTCATCCGTGTGGAGCACAAAGCCCCGGACGCATGGCGGCAGATCCTTCAGCCGGACGGTGCATTCACCGAACTCATCGTTCAATCATTATCACGCTCCTTCAGGATCTCCTCGGAGATCTTCAGCATGGCCTCGACGGCGGCGTCGTCCATCTTCCGGGTGCGGTCGAACAGCAGGCCCAGGCGGGGGTTGAGATGCATGGCCTCCAGGCGGTCGGCATCCAGGGAGCGGGTCGGGAGTTCCGGCGCGTCCTCGATGAAGTCCACCGGGCTCATGTTCAGCACGCTGGCCAGCAGGGCGATCTTGTCGCGCTTCATCTCGCGGATCTGGCCGGTCTCCCACTTCCGCACGGTGGACTTGCCCACGCCGCAGAAGTCGCCCACCTGCTCCAGTGTCAGCCCCAGGGCCAGGCGGCGGTCCCGGATCATCTTTCCGATACTCATGGTATCACCTCCTCGGCCTCATCTTAGCACAAAAGTGGCGCAAAAGCAAGAAAATTCGAAAATACGCTTGACAAAGTGTCTTTTATGGTGTACCATCCGTGGTGTCAGGTAGCTTTCCCGACACTCACCACACAAACGAAGGATACAGGAGGACACCGAAATGATCACCATCAATGCGATTGAACTGGCCGCGGGCATCGGCTCCGATGTGAACTACGAGATTGACGACCTGGACGAAATGATCACCAACGGCGACAAGCCCGCCGACATCCAGCGGAAGTGGAACCACATCAGCAGCCTGCTGACCGGCATGGCCTACGTGCTCGACTACACCGAGGAGGACACCGAGCGGCACGAGCTGACCGGACTGATCGAGGACATGAGGGACAACCTCAGCCGCTACCGCCGCCGGTGCATGGAGATCATCTGGTCCGCTCAGTGCGGGCGCAAGGTGGAGGTGAAGGTGGAGGACGGCAAGTGGGCGCTGGCCATCGAAGGCAACGACGTGTGCGCCCCTCAGCTCTACCTTGACCTGGACACCCTGGACGACGTGCAGGCCAAGTATCACAGCCTCTTCCGGTGAACCGCCCCGCGGCGGTTCCTCAGAGGGCCCTTGCGGGGGCCTTCTGAGGAGCTGCAGCATCTCCAAAGTACATACAGAGGGAGGTGACCACATGAAAGCAAACCTGCTGAAGGCTGAGATGGTGAAGCAGGGCATCAACGGCAAGGAACTGAGCGCCACCATCGGCATCAGCGAGAGCGCCTTCTACCGCAAGATGGCGGGCGACTCTCAGTTCACCCAGGGGGAGATCTCCGGCATCGCCCACGCCCTTGGCATGAGCCGGGAAACCATCCTCGAAGTGTTTTTCGCTGAAGAAGAAGTGTCGTAAAAGACACAGGAGGTCACCATGACGAAGCTGCTGAGCGCGGCACAGGTCGGGGAGCGGCTGGGTGTGCAGGCCAAGACGGCCAGGAAGTACATCAGGCAGATGACCACGGTGGTGCTCCCCGGCGGCGACATCCGGGTGGAGGAGGCGGAGCTGGAGCAATGGATCTCCGGCAAGCGCCAGGCACCCGAGAACACGAACATTTTCAAGCAGGCCTCGCGAGTCCGGCGGGAGGTACGCCCGGACCTGTTCGAGGCCGACGGCAGAATCAAGAGAAGGAGGCATCCCCCGAAATGATCGAATTCGAGACCCCCAAGGTGTGGAGCGTCCACACGTTCATGGGCGGCGAGATCCAGGGCTGGCCCGTTCAGCGCTCCGAGGTCGCCGGCATCGGCCAGGCCATCGAGGCCATCCGGCAGCTGCTGGAGGACGATTACAAGATCCAGCCCCCGGTGAAGCTGGAGAGCACCGGCGTGTGGTACATCCAGGCGACCCCCGACTGCCCCGACGGCTACCCCAAGAAATACACGGTAATGGCCTACGTCCTGCCCACGACCATGGAGGTGAGCGCATGATCTGGAATCCCTTCCGCCATCTGGCCTATGCCCTGTCGCTCCTGGGTGAGCGCCGCACCCGGCACGCACGCCGGGGACTGTCCGGCGAGACCGTGTCCGGCATCTGCCTGGGCCTGGTGGTCACCATGCCCCTGTGGATGATCCTGCTGGGGGTGATCTGATGAGCGAGTACAGCAAGCCGACCTTCACGGTCAAGGAGATCGCGGCGGCCACCGGCATCAACGACAAGACCATCTCCAGCCGGGCCAAGCGCTGCCGGGAGCGGGGCGAGTTCCCGGCCATCCCCAAGCGGGCTCAGGCCAAGTACACCTATGAGCAGGTCAAGGCCATCATCTCCCGCCCCAGGAAGGCCCAGGACGTGCGCCCCGCGGCGGTGGACGCTCTCAAGCGGATGCTTCAGAACGACGGGTTCCCCATCGCCAGGAAGGAGGCCAAGAATGCTAAAGACTGAGACCACCGGGCGGGGCGTCCTGGTGGAGATCCGCGCCAAGGGCCTGCCTGAGGTGGCGGTGGACCTGGTGCGCACGGTGCACGCCGTGTCCTCCAAGATGGAAGAGGTCTTCGGCCCCGGCAGCCGGGACGCCCTCAGGGCCGCCCTGCTGGTGACCATGAGCGACCAGAAGCTGTGGAGCATGAAGCCAGACCGGATCGAGGACATCACCGAGGTGGACAACCCCGATGACCTGATGAAGGAGGAATAACATGGCAACATTCCGGGAAATCGACGAACGGCTCCTGGCCCTGGTGGACGAGGAGACCGGGGAGCTCCTGGACGTGGAGGCCTTCGAGGCCCTGCAGATGGAGCGTGACGAGAAGGCCGCAGGCCTGGCCAAATGGGTGCTTGACCTGCAGGAGGAACAGGAGCTCATCAAGGGCGAGATCCGGCGCCTGAGGGCCCGTCAGGAGGCCGCGGCGCGCAAGGAACAGCGGCTGCGGGAATTCCTGCCGATCATCCTCCACGGCCAGAAGCTGAAGACCCCCACGGTGACGGTCAGCTACCGCGCCACCACCGCCGTGGAGATCGAGGACGAGGACGCCCTGATCCAGTGGGCCCAGCGGGTCCCCGAGGGCGAGGATTGCCTGAGGTACAAGCGCCCCGAGGTCAACAAGTCCGAGGTCAAGCAGCTGATCCTGGAGGGCACCCTGGTGCCCGGCGCGTCCCTGGTGGACCGGGTGTCCACCGTCATCAAGTGAGCAAGCGGGGCGGGCGCGGCGCGGGCCCGGTGGGGGGTCATCCTTCCCTCTGTACCGTCCGGCACGGCTGACGGCGGGTGCGCATACCGCCGGAGGCTGAAATGCCGGGGCGCCCGAGCCCCAGATAGGAGGTCAACAATGGGCATCCCCGTCGCCATCATCGGCGAAAGCGGTTCCGGCAAGACGTACAGCATCAAGAACCTGGACCCCGCAAAGGTCGGCGTGCTGCTGTGCGAAAAGAACCGCCTCCCATTTCGAAAGCCGTTCAGCACCTACAAGGTGCGGAACATGAGCAAGACGGAGAACGGCAAGCAGAAGACCGTCCGGCAAAGCGAGGTCATCCAGAACATTCTCCGTCACCCCAAGGACCCCAAGAAGATCTACATCATCGACGACAGCCAGTACATCATGGCCAACGAGTTCTTCGACCGCGCCGGGGAACAGGGCTACCAGAAGTTCACCGACATCGGGTGCAACTTCCGGGACCTGGTGCACCTGGTCAACAACGAGCTGCAGGACGACGTCATCGTCTACTTCCTGCACCACCCGGAGACCGACCAGGCCACCGGGCGGCAGAAGGCCAAGACCATCGGCAGGATGCTCGACGAGAAGCTGACCCTGGAGGGGTGCTTCGACATCGTGCTCTTTGCCAGGACGGACGGCCACGAGCACTGGTTCCAGACCCAGAGCGACGGCACCAACACCGCGAAAAGCCCCGAGGATATGTTCCCGGAGCGCATCCCCAACGACCTGGCGATGGTGGACGCCACCATCCGCGAGTATTACGGAATGAACAAGGAGGATTAACCACATGAAGAGTTTTGAAGGATTCAAGCCCGAAGCCCCCGCTGCCGGATTCCCCATGCTCCCCAAGGGCCTGTACGTGGCCAGGATCACCGCCGTGAAGCTGGACGGCACCGAGCCGGATCAGCGCCTGATCATCCGGGTGGAGATCCAGGAAGGCGAGTATGCCGGTTACTATTCCCGCCGGTTCAAGGCCGACAAGGAGCGCGGCGGACGCTTCGAGCCCCGGTACAAGGGCGATTATGCCATCCAGGTGCCCAACCCCGGCAATCCCCGCCGCCAGCACTACGACTGGGACGTGCGCTCCTTCAACGGCATGATCTGGGCCATTGAGGACTCCAACCCCGGCTATCACTGGGACTGGAACGAGCAGGGCCTGGTGGGCAAGGCCGTCGGCATCAACGTGCGCCAGGGCACCTACAACGGCAGCGCGTACACCACCATCGGCCGCCTGGAGAGCCTGGAGCGGATGAAGGAGGGCCTGGTGAAGGTCATGAAGGACGCCGCGCCCAGGGGGAGCGCACCCGCCGCCGAGGTGGACGCGGACACCGGCATGGCCGTGGTGGATGACGAGGACATCCCTTTCTGATGGTGATCTATGAGGACACCCGGCAGCAGGCGGGGAAGCATCGCAACATCCACGCCTACTGCCGGGCCTCCGGCATCAAGATCATCCGCCAGGCGCTGAACGTGGGAGACTACCAGATCGCCGGAAAGGGCGACATCAGCGTGGACACCAAGCAGGACGTGCTCGAGCTGGCCAGCAACGTCTTCCAGGAGCACGACCGCTTCCGGGCGGAGTGCCTGAGGGCCCAGGAGGCCGGAATCCAGCTGATCGTCCTGGTGGAGGAGCTGCTGCCCGGCGGACGCCTGGATTGGTGGCTGCCGCCGCGGGAGGTGCGCTTCAGCCCCTCCACCCTGCGCAAGGCCATGATCACGATGCAGAGGGAATACGGTGTCAAGTTCCGCTTCTGCGATGGGCGGAGCACCGGGCGGCAGCTGATCGAATACCTGAAAGGAGAGAGGTCATGACCGGGCAGAACAAGCTCCCGCCGGAATTGCGGGACATATGGACGGACTGCTACAAGCTGCACGCGGCCTTCGAAGGGATGGGCACATCGGTGAAGGACTGGGACGCCTTCCTGGCCAGGGCCAATGAGATCTACGAGAAGCACGGCAGGCACGGCCTGGCAAAGGAGCTGGTGTACGCCGTGATTGGGTATATCGAAGAGTGCAGGCGCGGAAAGGGGGACATGGATGAAGCCGTTTGAGACCCCTGAAAGCAGCGAATACCAGGCGTTTCTCCAATCCACGGAATGGGCGGAAGTGCGCGACCGCGTCCTGCAGCGTGACGGGTACAGGTGCCGGATCTGTGGATGCGGCGAGCACCTGCAGGCGCACCACGTCCGATACCAGGACGATGACGGCGAACAGGCCTGGCTCAACGATGGCTACATTGTCACCCTATGCCGTCCCTGCCATCAAATCATCACCGAGGCCGTCAACGAGGCCCGGAGCGCGACCGTCAGCACCGACGTTGAGGTGAACGCCATCTCGTTCGAAAAGTTCGTTTATGGAATGAAACGCCAGTTTTACGGGGTGGCAAAAGCCCTGATCGTAAAGGCGATGATGTCGCTTTATATCAGATCGCTCCTGGACGACGCCAAAGGCCTCGACCTCGGCGTCCAGGAGCTGCGAGCCACCGGTGGCATCCTGGTGGATTCAATCCGGCATCAGTCCCACCTGCTTGACGCCATCCCATATGACCACGTGTCCTACGTTTCGGACTTTTGGCAAAGCGTGTCCCAGTACCGTGCGGATGCATACCGGTACTATGCCTCGGAGGGCTTCGATGATGAAACCATCCGACGATACCTCCGACTGAACGTCGCACAACTGGCCAAAGTGAAGGAACACGCAAAGCTGAAGTCCTACCAGGGAGATGGCCCAGATGGCTGAGCAAAGCACGTTCATCAAAGTCGACCGGAACATCCTGGGCTGGCGGTGGTTCAAAGACCCGAACACCCTGCAGGTGTGGTTGTGGCTGCTGATCAATGCCAACATCAAAGACCATGACTTCCGAACGGATACCATCCGGCGGGGTGAGGTTGCCACCTCCAGGAAGAGCATCATGCAGGATACCAAGCTCACAGAGATGCAAGTCAGGACAGCCCTCAATCACCTAAAAGCAACCGGGGAGATAACCGTCCGTCATGGTCCCAACTATCAAGTAATTACCATTGTTCACTTCGATAAGTACCAGGCCAAGGTAACCGGGTCGGCACCCGGCGCTCAACCGGGTCGTAACCGGGTCGTAACCGGCTCTTATCCACAATCAAAGAATGATAAGACTGGGAACATGAAAGAAAGAGAGAATGTGTGTGTTGCGACGACACACACACCGACCATCACCCAGGCCGTCGAGTACTTCCGGGCGCGTGGACGCAGCCAGGCCGATGCGGAAAAGTTCTTCAACTTCAACCAAAGCCGCGGATGGATGAACGGCCAGGCCAGGATCACGGACTGGCAGAGCGCCGCGGAGATGTGGATCGGCCAGCGTGCGGACATCGCCCAGCCCACCGCCCAGCCCCTCGACGAATGGGGCAAGCCCATAAAACCCGAATTCTGGAACGGATAAGGAAGTGATGACAATGGCCTTCGAGATCCGGGAGGAAGAGATCAGGAAAGCGATTGCCGTTTTCCATCCTGACGGCAGGATCTTCGAGGTGCGGATCATCGACGGCAAGCAGAACGCCGCGGGGGTCTTCAGCTCCGCGGACGGACTGCTGGCCGCCCTGGCCAGGATCAGCCCGCCACCTGGCGCAAACATCTACATGACGCTGAACCGGCTTGACCCTGCCTGCTATGCGCGGAAGCACCGGGACAGGTTCATGGAGCGGATCACGCCGACGGTCAGCGACAACGACGTCATCGGCTATGACTGGCTGATGGTGGACATCGACCCCAGGCGGAAGGCCGGGGTGTCCTCCACGAAGGCGGAGCTGGAGGGCTCCAGGAAGACCGCCAGACAGATCCGGCAGTATCTGAAGGACAGAAGCTGGCCGGACCCGGTGGTGGCTCACAGCGGCAACGGCACCCACCTGCTCTACAGCATCGCCGTGGGGACGGAGCAGAAGCCGCTGATTGAGAAGTGCCTGAAGGCGCTGAATATGCTGTTCGCGGATGATGCCCAGGACGTGGACGTCACCACCTTCAACCCATCGCGGATCTGCAAGCTGTACGGCACGATGGCCAGAAAGGGCGCGGGAACGGAAGACCGCCCGCACAGGTGGAGCAGGATTCTCGACGTGCCGGAACGGCTGGAGGCCGTGCCGCCCGCCCTGCTCCGGGCTCTGGCGGATGAGCTGCCGGTGGCGGACACCCCGCAGCCATACAACGGCTACAACCCCGGCGGCTTCGACCTGCAGGCCTGGATCACCGAGCACCGCGTCCCGGTGAAGGAAAAAACCACCTGGGCGCACGGCACGAAGTGGATTCTGGACGCTTGCCCATTCAACCCCCAGCACACCGGCAAGGACGCCGCGCTGCTGCAGGTGACCGGCGGCGGCATCAAGTACAAGTGCTTTCACGCCAGCTGCCAGGGCAACGGGTGGAGGGAGTTCCGCCTGCTGTATGAGCCGGACGCCTATCAGCCGAAGAACGTGCCGCCGGTGATCCCCAACTATATGCTGAGCAAGCCCGACAGCTTTGGCAAGGTGCAGCTGCCTGAGTACAAGACGGACACGCCGGACGGCCCCGTCTGGCGGACAACGGAAGAGATCCGCGCCAGGGTGATCCCCGATGAGGCGCACATCCTGACCGGCATCCAGGGCATTGACCGCCGGATGATCGGGCTGAAGAAGGGCTATGTGACGGTGCTTTCCGGGCTCAGGTCCGCGGGCAAGTCCTCCATCCTGAGCCAGCTAGTGATCCAATGCCGACAGCAGGGGCTCAGGTGCGCGCTGTTCTCCGGCGAGATGATCGACAAGCAGGTGCTGAAGTGGCTGACCCTGCAGGCCGCGGGCAAGAACCACGTTCACGGCACGCAGTATGAGAAGGTCTTTTACCCGGATGACGACGCGGCGGAGATGGTCTCCAGGTGGCTCGACGGCTATGTGTACGTCTACAACAACGACTGGGGCAACCGCTTCACCGACCTGGAACAGCACCTGATCAACATCATCACCGAAAAGCAGCTTGACCTGGTGCTCCTGGACAACCTGATGGCCATGAACGTGGAGGATCTCGACCGGGATCTCTACGTCCGGCAAACCAAGTTTGTCAAAGAGCTGAAGCGGATGGCCCAGGGGCTGAACGTCCATGTGCTGTTCGTGGCCCACCCCCGGAAGGCCGGCGGCTACCTGCGAATGGATGACATCAGCGGCAGCGGAGACCTGAGCAACGCGGCGGACAACGTCTTCATCATCCATCGGGTGGATGAGGACTACAAGAAGCTGACGCAGCAGTACTTCCAATGGTCGGCGAGCAATGAGCTGTACCAGGCCGACAACGTGATAGAGATCTGCAAGGATCGTGACCTGGGCAACCGGGACGTCAACGTGCCGCTGTATTTCGAGAAAGAGACCAAGCGGCTCAGGAATAACCCGGCGGAGTATATCCATTACGGCTGGGAGGAAGAATTACCGGACACCCCGGACGGCTTCACGGTGGTGGAGGACGAGGACGTGCCCTGGTGAGGAGGCGATGGCATGACCGACTCGGAGCAGCTGCGATTCAACGACATTGTCCAGGGCATGATCCCGCCGCCGGAGGTCTGGGACTGCATGAAGACCTGCAGGCACGCATATGAGTATGTCGGGCACTTCCCAGGCTCCACCCGGCCGCGGTGCGAATACGGCATCATGCAGGTCGGCACCGGCGGCGCGGACATGTACCAGAAAACGATCAACAACATCGTGCATGTGTACTGCCGCTTTTACGAGGAGGCGACGACATGAAGCCCGCACCCTGCAAAGGCTGCACCGAGCGCCACGAGGCCTGCCACGGACACTGCGAGCGCTACCTGGCCTGGGTGCAGCCGCTGAGGGACAACTACCACGACCGCGCCATGGCCAAGACCCTGGGCGGGATCAGCGAGGGACGCAAGCGGAAGATGCTCACGTCCTGGCGACAACGACAACTCAGAAACAAGGGGTGATGCTATGAACAGCTCGATGATGGTGATGGTCAACCACCTGGAGATGGACGCGCAGATGCTGTGCGACACCGCCTTCGAGCTCTCCAGGGGCACGGCCATGAACAGCAAGGCGGCGACACTCTATGAGGCGGCCTACAAGATCCGCATGGCCGCCAACGACCTGCGACGGATCGCCGGGAGACCCGCGACCGTCCTGCCTGAGAAAGCGGAGGACTGGATGGCCTATGAGAGACGATAACCCTGACGCCCGGATCATCGAGGCAGAGATCTCCAGGCTGGAGGCCGCCTACAGGGATGCACAGGAGCGGTACGCCTACACCTGCAGCCCCTCCACCGACCGGACGATGCACAAGTACCAGGTATTGCAGACAGCCCTGGAAGAGTACCTCACCCGCAACTCGGACAAGTCCAAGCAGCGGATGATCGAGACTCAGCAGGGCCAGCTGTACAGGATCAAGCAGGCCGTGGAGCGGATGCGGGGAAAGGACATTTCCTTCGACGCCGCGGCGGAGCTGATGCTGATCCTCATGGGGAGATGACGCGCCGGGCGTTGCGGAGCCCAGGCGCATGACCAGGGACGGAGCGCCGTCATGCGGGGCCGGCTCAACCAGGTGGGCCGTCAGCCTCGCCGCCCGGGGGCTTTGCATGATTTCACCCCGGAACGGTGCCAAGGCTGGCCGCTGCCGTCCCATTTATCCGCCGGATTAAGCACCGACAGAGAGCGGGCATCCGGCAGATCTGAACACAAACGAAAGGATGATGGTCATGATCAAAGGTGACACCCTGATCGAGCAGCTGTTCAACCTGGCGAAGAAGAAGTCGCCGGAGCTGAACCACCAGGAGCGGGAACTGATCAAGCGGGCCGCCATGAGGATACAGACGCTGCAGGCGGAGAGGTACCTGAAGAAGTACCTGAAGAGGGATAAGAGGGCGAGGGAGGAGGTGGACACAAATGAGTAAGCGCGCTCTTCGTGCCGCGGCGGCTCTTTGCCTCACCGCGCTGATCTTCCTGCTGGCCGGCTGTGAGAGGACGACCGTCGAGGAGGACGTCCGGACGACCAGCGTTTTCGTGACGGTCGAAAACAACACGCTCTTCGACGTCGTGTACGACAAGGAAACCATGGTCATGTACTCGGTGAGCAACTTCGGCGCTGGCTCCGGCGTCATGACTCTGCTCGTAAACGCGGACGGAACCCCGAAGCTGTGGGAGGGGGACAGGGAGGTGAGCGGGGATGAGGGTCAAAAAGCTGATTGAACTGCTCCAGAAGTGCAACCCGGATGACATCGTGATGTATGACGCGGAGAATGCGATGTGGAACGAGCATCAGGGTGTCTGGTGTACTGACCCGGAAGGCTCCGAGGAGACCGTGTACGGTGTGAGCGATGTGCTGATTGGGAGCGGGACGCTTCGCGG